TACGCATAAGAAGTTCATGTTCTTCTCGTTTTAAGCGCATCCATTTTGTTTCTAAACCTAATTTACCAATAATCCATTCAAATACAGAGACAATAGCTTTAATACTTATAAGAATTACAAAAACAGAAATTAATACATATGAAAAATCAATCTTAAATAGTTCTTGTACTGGATCCATCTATATATCACCTTTATGCATTATTCATCTGTTTCCAGGCAGCTTCCAGTAAAATCCGGATCTGATCTTTTGTAATTACTTCTTTCTTAGAGTTAAACATTTTATCAATAAAGTTAATTACATATTCTCGTTTCTCTTCACCAGACTTAGGAGCATCAAATAACACCTCCGCTGCCTGAACAGCCTTTGTTACCCACTTGATAATTTCATCCATCTGAGTTACAGAAATCTTTGTCTTTACATATGGAATTAAAATACCCGTGATGACTGCACCAATTACTGGAATCACTAAAAGTACAATATTAAATACCTGTTCATTCATATTATAAAAATCCTCCTTAATTATCTGAGCTTGAAAGTATAGTTGTAATAATTTGAGTCATGTCTACCTGTTCTTTAATATCTTCTGGCATTGTATTAATCATAGCCATAGGTAGCTGTACTTTATGATCACTTTTACTCATTACATAATAAGCTCCGCTTGACACACCGAGCTGAAGTATCCAACTGCCTAGTAAAATACCAAACCCGTCTAAATTAAATAATTGTGGGATAGAAGAGTAAGTTACATCTATGCCACAATCTATCATCTGTGCAAGCATTTCTTTAGCATAAATACCATTCAAAGCAACACAAATAAAAAATCCTGCGATAAGCAGGAGAGCAACAACATAGTCAGCAAACAATAACTTTTTACTAAATTCTTTCATATAAACCCTTTCAAGAAAGCTTCAATAGTTTTTTCCATGTACTCTTTTTACTCGTGATTTCGCCATCTACAACACACCCATTAGCTTTCTGAAATGCCTTTACAGCAGAGTCGAATTTACTTCCAGCAACACCATCAGCAGTTCCACAATTATATCCAATAGAATTAAGATATTTTTGTATTGGTTTAACAACAGTATGTTTATTGTTTTTTGTTTTAGACACTGTGATTGTTTTGGATAATGTTTCAGATCCAACAATACCATCTACTTTTGCTCCAATTGCTTTTTGGATATCTCTGACAAAACTTGAGTGGTTGTATACAGTAGAAGGCTGGGAATTGTTTGCAGAATCATTTTTTGGGTAAACTACATTTCCTTTACTATCAAATACATAATATCCACTTTTACATGCGGCTTTAGCATTTTCTAGTGAGCCATATGCGCCGATCTGACTGGATGAATCACCCCATGATTTTCGGACACGATATAGAGTATTTGATGTGACAGGTGGTGATGGCTTAGAGGTAGTAGGAGGAATAATAGACTCTGTTCCTGTTATACCTTTTACAATAGCTTGGGCTACTTTATCAGCATTATAAATCTTAATATCATCAACATCATCTACAAAGCAAACTTCTATAAGTAAAGAAGGGGATTTTGTATTTTTAAGGACATACAATGATGTAGAATATTTTACTCCTCGATTTTTAAAGCCTAAATTAGATATTGCAGTTACAATATTTTGTGCATACTTTTTTGCTTTAGAAGCAGAAGAGTAAACAAAAACTTCTGTACCAGTAGTTTTTCCGTTTCCTTTTTTATCATTTGATCCGCTGTTGAAATGAATACTTACATCAAGATCTACAGTGTGTTCATTACATTTAGAGACAATCTTTTTTAATACATCATTTTGAGAAATGCCATTATCTACGGTACAATCATATACTGTATGCCCTTGAGATTTAAGCATCGAAATTACTTTATTTTTAACAATTCTTGCCTCTGTAGATTCTTTAATTAATCCGATTGCACCACATGCTACTTTGCCATCAGTATTATGACCTGCATGTATATTGATTTTCATTTTGCCATCTCCTTTCGATTCAAATTTATTTTGTACATTTATCATCTTTACCTGATTAATTCCATTAATAATATCAAAGCCATATCCAATGCCTTTTCTCATTGCATCTTCTAAACTTGAAGCTTTTTTGGTATCATATCCAGGAATTGCCCATTTACCAGCAAGTTCTTCAAAATGAGGAGCCTTCCCTTTGGGATTGATATATTTATACCGAGGGTCAACACATACATTTTTTAATGGAGTAGTAGTGGCATAACCTTTTAAATGTTGAATTTGCGCACGAATACCTAATCTTGGACTGTTAAACGAATGTCCTTTTACTCCTTTTCTAGTAACTCCTAATCCACAAAAGTTGTTTTGGTCAAATGTTACAGCAGTTCCACCTGTAAATTTAAAGTTTCCTGTTTCTTTGCAAGATTGAATCCATGCTCCATCGCCACGAACACCTTCAGATTCTCCTTCTTCAAGGTAAATTTGTGCATATTCTAAAGCCCAAGACTTTGCATTTGGATTTAAGTTGATTAAATATTGTGCCATTTGGGATGCAGTACATTCTGATTTTCCAATTATATACATAAAGTCATATCCTTTCTTTAATAAAAAAAGAATCTGGATTTTCTCCAGATTCTATTACATCTTCTTGGTATCTCCATATATAACCATAAGCATTATTTCTTTTGTGATTTAATGCGCTTTTTATTAAATTTATATTGTAACTGTTTTGTGAACAAACATCTAACAAAGAATCATGTTTACATATAAAATTTTTATATAAATCAAATTGATATATAACAATTTCTGTGTCAATAGAAATAATCGGTATAATTGTTCCATCTTCTTGAAACATAATACCATCATCTGTTCGCCAAATATATTTTCTTCCTCTTGAAGTAGTTCTATAATTTTTAATATCATCTTTAATTGTGCTTGGCGAATCATATTTTGATCTGTACGCTTCTGATTTAGAAACAAATATGTTTTTTAATACACAATCTAATGTAAATTGATATACCATTTTCTTTTTTCCAGAACATTTGGACTTTTTATTAAAATCACGAATTTTAATAATATTATTTTTTATGATTATATCTTCTTCATATACCCATAAATATCCTTTATAAGAATGATGTTCTTTTGCAGCTCGACTAATTCCATTTGATTTAATATCTAACATATCTCTAGCTTCTGCAAGTGCGTCAAATTTTCTGATAAAAATTTTATCTTTAGTAAATTGATATACACATTTTGACATACTGTTATTACCATAATGTCTATCTGGTAAATTTTTTATCATTTGTTGTATTGATGTTTCTGTCATAGAACGGCCTTTATTTTTTGTCCTAATACTGTCTATTATTTCTGGTTTAACCATGCGACCTTTATGTGCTAATCCGATTCTCTTCCGTACTTCTTCTGATGGAATATATCCAGAAGTCCCATCTCCACCATTGGTATAGTTATATCCATATCCTCTATTAGATTTTAATAAAGTTATTAAAGTTTTTTCCATATCACATGCTTCGTTTTTTGTTAAATTAGATGCAAATATTTCGTGTTGTATATTATTCCATCCATATTTATTAATTACATTCATAAAGCGTTGCGATTTATAAGCTGATCCATTTTTGCCCCATCTTTTATCAACAGAATTACTTGTTATTCCAACATAATATTTATCATATTCATATCCACTAAGTTCTTTAGAAACAATGTGAATATAAATAGTCCATTTGGCATTTTTTCTATAATCAATCATTGCTTCCCATATATTATTGTAAATAAAAAGAGCCTATAGTGACTCTTGAAATTGTTGATTTATTTGATTAAGTATCATATCGTTTCCAACGTTCCCAACATTCTTTGGTGCGCTCTTTACCATAATAAGCAATTAATTTTTCATTATATGCTGATTTTCCGATCCAATCTGGCTGTACACCCATAATATCTGAGTAAAAAAGTAATTGCTTAATATTCACAATTTTTAAAACATTATCGTTATAATATTGATAAACCTCATCTAATGATTCAAATGTTATTCCTGTTTTAATGCTTATCACCTCAAATCGTAAAAAATAGGGCTATAATCTTACAAAAATATTATGTATTGATTATAGCCCCTACAATAATTACAATACACAATATCCTTAATCGGTTTCCTTATTTTCATCATTTTTTACTACATCTGCCACAATATTGTCAGAAACAGATGTGCTTTCGATACTTTTCTTTTTGTAAGTCTTTTTAGACTTTTCTTTTTCAATAGTAACTTCTTCCTTATTTGACAACGTTGCAGGAATAACATTTTTGTTTTTGTGTTGTGCCTCACGATAAGCGGTTGTATCAGATATGTATTTCTGTGCACATTCTATTGAACATGCAAAATTACGCCATCTAAAGACACCTAAATGTGATTGACAATATCCGCAAGGCTTAAAAGATTTTCCACAGATACGACAAGGAATCTTTTTTACTTCCGCCATTATAAAACCTCCTTGGCAATTTCATTAATTTTATTACCTATTAAAAGAGACTACATCAATAAAATGTAGTCCATTTTGGATAATTAATCGAATACAATGAAGTCCCATAACAAATTGCTCTTACCGGTACAAAGGTTAGGAAGGGAAGTAAATTCAAAACTAAGAGTGGATGGCTCAGAACCACCCTTAATATCGAATGTGCCATTAAAGTCAGCTCTTTCAATAATAAACTGACCGTGGAACAAATTATCACAACCATCGGTACAGGTACAATCAATAAACACCTGTAATGTGTTGCTATAATTATCTGATTTATTGGAAATTTTCTTACCTGTAACAGTAGCATCGTAAAATGCGATTACTTCTGTGCCATCAGGAACATCTCCATCAAAGAAAGTAACAGTTTTGGTTTCTGGATCATAAGAAAATTCTCCAGTGGCAGGCGTGCCGCTTGTCTGCGCTAATTTTCTTCCACCTGAAATATACGCTTTATTTTCATCACGTACATAAATGATTCCAATTTCATTTCCAACTGTGCCGACTGCCTTTTCTGTTGTTGTTGCATTATTAGATGTAACAACAATAGGATCTGTATAGCGAATGGTATAGTCGCCATCTTCCACTTCTGAACCAACCATAGCGGCTAGAGCACCGCCAGAAAGCATACCATTTGTACCCTTACCAGTTACCTTTTTGCTCTTCTTCAAATTGGCAATTGTTCTACCGCCTCTACCAGTAATTGGATCGGATTCTTCCTCATGTGAAAGTCCAAAGTCATTTAACTCATCCATAATCATTTCCAAACTTCCAGTTGCCTTACTAAAACCTGTAAGCTGGTCATAGGATGTAATTGTAAATTTATCAATATTCATATTGATTGTTCCTCCTGTTTTTTGTTCTATTTACAAAATAAAAAAGACCAGTTACGGTCTTGTTTTCATGGGTTATATTTATTTAGTTGGAATCCAAGAAAGAGCATCTTTGTTACTTAATTTAGATGTATCAACTGTTCCAGAATAA